CAGAAGTTCCTGCACACGTGGTCGCAAGGCGGGATCAGTCCTGTGGAGAATGGCTCTACTGCTGGCAACAATGACTACCGGTGCGATGTCCTCGTTCAGGTGTTCGACCACCCCACGTCCAGTGGTCCGTACCAGAACGTAGCCCCGGGACTGGACGCGACGCCCCCCGGAGAGGCTAAGTTGGCCTATAAGTTGTTCAACTGCTGGCCCGCTTCGTTCTCCATGGGTGACCTCAACGCCGGTGACTCGTCTATCCTGATTCAGCAGATTGTCCTCAACCACGAGGGTTTTGAGTTAGGATTCTCCACGGCGGAGATCGCGGCACTTCCCGCGCTTAACTGATACACATAAAACTAGGAGTACAATTAGATGGATGATACGTCTACTGCTGACGCTATTAACACGGCTATCGAAGACCCGGTCCCCTCTATGGGGAACGCGCCGGACACATTAGTTGAGTTGATGCGTGGTATCCACGACTCGGATGCCGATAAGTGGCACACACTGGCTGAGATTAGGGAACTTAACGGAGAAGACGAAGAGTACCTAGCGTCTCTTGAGAACAAGAAGGGACTCCTGTACGCCGAGTACATGAACGCCCTTCTGGCGCGGGCAATTGTCCGCATCGGTTCTCTTGACGTAGAAGGTACTCGTGGGGAAAAGATCGTCAGCAAACTCATGCTTGCTGATAGGGATCTTGTTTATCTCCACATCGTTAAGGCCACCTACGGTAACGAGCGTGAGATCAAGGTGGCGTGCAGTAAGTGTGGTACTACCAACGATGTCGTACTTGAGTTGGATAAGGACTTTCCTATTACTTATCCTGAGTTCAACATCAAAGAGGGTATTGAAGTAGACACTTCCAACGGAACTGTGCGTCTTAGACTTCCTAACGCTGAAGACAGCGTGGAAGTCAACAAGATTGCTAAGACCGATGCGGAAGTCAACACCGCGATGCTTTCTCGTTGCACTATCTGGCCCAAGGGCGAGGCCCCCGATAACCCGCTTAAGTGGGCACGCGGCCTCAGTATGAAGGACCGTAAGAAGTTAGTTGACACCCTTCTCGGAATTGAGATAGGGCCGAAGATGAAAGAGGTGAATACTCAATGTGCAAGTTGCGACGAAGAAATGCCGCTTCTGCTCGATTGGGTCTCACTTTTACTCAGTTAATCTGAAGATTCTATATTGGGAATACGAACTGGTAGCCTCTGTTTACAAAGGATTTGGTCTAGACGACATTAAGTCTATGTCAGTTCGTCAACGCGATTTCTGGTATCGTATGGCGAGATGGCGTAATCAGTAGCGGAGGCTAGTATGGCTGAAAACAGTCCCGACGCAGAAGTCGGAGAGGGCTTTATAGCCGGTCGTCATGGTCGTACCCGTTCTGATGTGCGAGCCGGTATTCGCGTAGACACTTCTGAGATCTCAAAACTTAAAGGTGCTCTTACTGAGGCTAAGAACATCACCGAAGCATGGCGCAAGGAGATGGAGAAACTCTCCAAGGCCGCTGCCGAGGCTTCTGGGCACATAAGTAGTGCGAACGGAGGTCAGGTAGGCGGCAACGCTGTGACTAACAGTTTCGCTCAGATTACGAAGTCTGAAGCCCCCGCACAGCAGCCTGCGGCTGACGGTGATGGCGTAGGTGCGGCTAGGCGGTACTTAGCAACCAACGCTAGCGGTGGGGGTATGGCGAAGGCCGCTGGTGGCCTCGCTGCGTTTACTCAGGCGCTTCAGCCGCTCATGCAGGCTATTAACTCACGTATCGAACGTGGTACAAGTTACGCTACGTCCGCTGATCGTCTGAACGTGCTGACTCAGCAGATGACCGGCATGTCGCAAATGCAGGTCATGAGTCAGGTCCGTGCACCGCTCGCCCAGTACCGTCTAGGCGCTGGCGGGATCAACGCCATGCAGCAGTTTCAGGCGCAGATCGGCACCCAGTTACCCGGTTCATATGCTCAGTCCGTAGCGGGCATCCGCACACTCACTGGCTACAGCAAGTCCACCTCAGACATTCTGGCTGAGCAGCAGCAGTTGATGTCCCCTGAAGTTGCTAACCGAATGTTCTTTATGGGAGGGACGAACGCCTTTAACATCGGCGGTGGTCTCAAGGACCCTCTCCAGATGCGCCAAGAGATCATCAAGAAGATGGGCCTAGACAATCCAGCGACTGCTCGTAGTGCCCTCATGCCGGGTTCCGTCACCCGCGCTCGCCTTGCTGACATGGGCCTCGGTGAAGAGATGCAGACCGAGATCCTCCAGTACGCCCAGTCCCAGATCTCGTTCAGGGAAAAGGGTGGTCAGGGCATGTACGACCCGACCAGCGCGAGAGATCGCCAACTCATGGGTGTCGAAGAAAACCTTGCTACTCAGCAGGAGGAGACGGCGAGAACTTCGGCACAACGTGAAGAGTCCTTCATGCGCCGTCAGATTGACAACATGGCTCAGTATGAGCGAGTCAACCAGCGCCTTATCGAAGCATTAGGTAGCCTTGAGGACACTCTTAGCGGCTTGGTGGGAGCCAAGACGAGTTTCGGTGGAGCAGGCAGAGCCGTTGGCGGAGCAGCAACCGTCGCCGGAATGGGCATCCTTGCACGTATCGCTACCGGTGCAGCCACCGGGGCTATGGGCGGACCGGCGGGTATCGCCATCGGCGCTGGGCTTGGACTGCTTGGTGGTTTTCTCGGAGACCCCGCAAACCCTGAGGCAGAAACCGGGACCTCTCCCTCGGCCTCCAACGCCACCGGCAACTACTCCAGTAGTGCTAACGATTCAAAGATCACCGTGCCCTACGGTTACAACGGCAACCGGGTATCGCTTACGCAGTTGAAGAACAGCAGCAACTTTAAGCGTATTAACCCTAAGTTTCAAGATCGACTGCTGCGTATGATGAGGGCCAACCCTGAAGTGGGTATTGGTGGAGGATACCGAGACCCATCTGAGCAGGAGAAGATGTTCCTCAGCAGATACCAGCCCACAGAAGAAGAGACAGACATCTTCTGGGACGGTAAGTACTGGAAGCACGTTAGTGGTGCTGCCGCAGCGCCCCCCGGCATGTCCATGCACGAAATTGGTCTTGCCGTGGACATGGTGGGCGACCTAGAGTGGATGAACGCTAACGCTGGTAAGTTTGGACTTAAGCACTTTGCCAACGTAAACAATGAGCCGTGGCACGTCCAGCCCTCCGATCTCCCCAACTCTCGTCGTAAGTACGAGAAGGAAGGTGCTCCATGGGGAACTGATGGTAAGTCAAGCAGCGGGTCAGGCCCCAACGCTAGATACCCATCAGAGATGGCAGCGCCTATGGGTGACAGCGGGCACACAGCAGACGCAGGAACTGCTATCGGTATGGGTCAAGCGACCATATCTGGGCGTATTGCGGCCCACAAGATGGCTGGTAGGGCTGCGTTCTTGGGTGCGTCAGGCGCTGGTAATAGAGGTGCGGCGTCTACTGGACGTATGTCGCCACGTGGGCGCTCCCTCAGAGGCGTAAGGAGTCGCCAGTTAACAGGAGAAGAGGTAGCACGTTTTGCTTACAACGCTGGCTTCCGTGGCGAGGACTTAGTACGGGTCGTTGCTATCGCTAAGCGCGAGAGCAGTTGGCAGACTGGTGCTTACAACCCCGACCGCTCAACTGGCGATGATTCCTACGGTCTCATGCAGATCAATATGCTAGGGGCGTTAGAGGCTGAGCGACTACAGAAGTTCAGCAGTTTCGGCGTTACTAGGAAAGAGGATTTGTACGATCCCGAGAAAAACATGCAAGCGGCTTACTCTATGTACCTTGCGCGAGGCAGGTCGTTGTATGACTGGGGAGAGTATAAGGGAGAAGAGAACACATACAATACAGATATATCTGGCGCTCGCGCAGTAGTTGAGTCAGCAGGACTGTCAGGTGACCCGATCATCGACATGGGTAGATCTAGGTCTGGGCGTCCCACCCAGTCCTCTCAAGGAACGTCGACTACTAACCACTTCACTTCATCTCCGACTATCAACGTGGCACCCGTGATCAACTTTAATGGCGCTCCCGGTACCCCCGATCTAAAGCGCATAGCGCAGACAGTTAGTAGAATGATTAAGGAAGAAGTCGACATGCTTGATTTGAGGAACGCCTAATGGGTTATCGTAACGACCAGTGGTTTAGGTTCGCCAACTGGGGAGAGTCCGGCGAGGCGTTCCCCACTAACTACAAGAACGACTCTGGCTACTACATTCCAGAGTCGCTCAACAATGAGTTCATCTACCCACGCCGCGCTGTGCGCGTGGGTAAGCCCGGGTCCAATGGCATCCCTACAAGCGTTCCCCTCAAGCGAGGCTACGTTAGATCACTGCTGACTGGAGACGGCCTCCCCGTAAGGAGATGCCAGTTCCA